CCCCAAGGGGCTCTCAAACGCCGAAGCGCAGGATAGTTCACATGCACAAGCTATAAGAAGTGCATAAAGTCCTAATCTTTGGTTCCCGCCAATGATGTATGGTAGTGGACTCTGTCCATTTCCTACATGTATGGTGTTTGCTATACCCGGGACAGCCGTCCCGAAAGGGATAGCCTACCAAGGAGACCTACTTTGTATGATGAAGAGATTTACCAATCAACTCTCAGCAAAGGTGGCGGATGGTACAGTTTTAACGGTGAATTGTTATCTGTAATATCCGGCTCCCATACCGTCACCTCCACATCCAAACGGAGATGGTGGGAAAGGAGTGCTTCTCGCCCGTACCACGCAACACTACCGTATACGGTGGAAAGGTTTAGAACCACCAACACGAACTACCGATACGATACCTCGGATGCTCCGTGGATAAGTTGGTTCGTTCGCGAGGAGTATGGTTACTACCAAGCTGTTGACGTGGACGCGGCACTGGGGTTTACTCATTCCCCAGAACTTAGCGGTTTGGCCACAGAAATGTTGGAAAAGGCACAAAATGCCTGCTTCGATGCCCTGGCTGGTCAAGTTTGGAACGCTCCGGTGTTCTTTGCTGAGTTGCACAAAACGGGGGAGTTAGTGACTGACTGGGCGAATAAGATCTCGTCTAGCGCTGGTCTATTATGGAAGCATAGAAATCCTCGTGTGGCTATTAAGGCACTCAGGAAGCAATGCAACCGCTACCTCCGGGGGTACAGACCTCCTAAAGGGTCCGTGTCGCAAGACGCGGCCTCATTCTGGCTGCAGTGGCGGTATGCCGTGGAAACAGGCATGATGGACGTAGCTAACGCTGCGCGAACAACCGCTGACCTCCTCCTGGATAAGTCCAACCAGGTAACAGCACGCATCACCCAAACAAGGAGTGGTGCTGTGGAAATGGAAGACGTTGTGATTCCCGATTCAAGCTGGGGCCGATTTATCGGTCTCGGACTGAGTTTGGGCTCCAACGTTGACCATAGACTTTCAAGGGTCGGCCATGTCGAGGCAAAGGCATGGTTTGATGCGATAAGGACTAACAGCTTCCTAACTGATGTCAATCAGTTTGGTCTGCTGAACGTTCCTGTCGTCATCTGGGAACTCACGCCGCTTTCATTTGTGGCGGATTGGGTACTTGACGTTGGATCCTTTCTCGAGCGGACAACCGCTGGGGCTGGGTACAATCTGGTGAACGGGGGGTTTCAGGTCTTCCGGCGTGTTGCTGGAAGGCACAAGGTCGTGCTCTACTTTTACTACGTCACTCCTAATAGACTGTTTCAGTCCGAGGGTGCGTCGTACGAAGTATCACGTTACAACCGTAATGCCTGGGCGAGCCCATCGCCTACGTGGACTCCGAAAATACGGATGAATACGAAGCGTTGGCTAGATGCCGCGTCTTTGATTCGCAACATCCCGCTTGGACGGTTCAAGGCATTTTAACATCTCCTATAGGGAGGAACCATGGGTCTGGTAACAAGTGCTTCCATCACGGGCGTTGACCGCTCTGATGGTTTGACAGGTCGTACCATTACGATGGTGCGTGTTGGCCAGGTGGCTAATGGGTTTATCCTCCGCGAAAGTCTCGCGACGGCTCCAAACCAGCAATTAGCCCAAGAGTTGGTCCATCGTACATTCGAGTCGAAAGGCTCTGGCGGCGAAACCGTCAGACACAGTAGCACCGAATGGAAATGGCCCTACGAATCGGCCACGGTACCGGGTACCGTTGGAGGTGTTGTTAAGTTGACGCGTACTGGCCTTCACGTTCCGAATTCCTGCCCCATCAATGTCCGTAAGGACATCCGGATGCAGATGACGAACATGGCTAGCGCAACAGCTGGCACCACCGGGGATCACCTGGTATACGGCCCAATCGTCATGGGTGCTATGCCGTTCTAACGTTCGGCAATGACGAGGGTGTTCAGGGAACCCGCAACTGCGAATCCCGGTTCTTCAGGATAGCGTCTTAAGGAGCATTCATGAGCAAGTCCTTTCGTGTATCGATCCCATTAGTAGGCATTTTGCATCTGCCGAAGCTGGGTGTCGAAGAGGTAGTTACTGATCCTTGTGAAAACGAAGATCAGTGGAAGGCACTAATCGGTGACCCGCGCACCCGTGAGGGGCGTCGGTCCGGTTATGCGGCGGCATCCGCATTAAATTCTGCCGTGGTCAGCGACCGACAAGTCGTTGGCCTCCTCGGTACTCTGCTGGAGACCTCACGTCCTACCCCCTACTGGAAGGAACTCTGCGAGCTCTATTCAGTGTGGGTACAATGCAACAAGGGCGTCAAGTCGGTCGCACCTCTTGAAGCGTCCTCTCCTGAATGGGAGGCACTTCGCGGTATCATTGGTCTTAAGGCACCTGATCCTCAATCCTATCCTGGAACAATGGACGGATATAGAGATCTGTGTTCTGATGCCCAACTGGCGAAGCTGCTCTCAAAGTATCCTTTTAAGGGTGCAAAGAGAACAGCAAGAGATGTGGCTATTGCCAACCTACTTCACCGCGAGCAAATCAACAAAGAGACCAATACTCGGTGGCGTGATGGATTATTCAGTGAGGATGAAATACTCCTTATTGAGTCTGTTGCGGTCCATCTTGGAGCAATTCTTGGTCCGGCTCCATCCGTGGATGAGGTACTAGACAATGCAGCATGGGGCCCCGGAGTCCTGAACGGTTACCCGTTCGGCGGACTAGAAACTGGGGCGGAGATGAAGTTTGGGGCAACCCAAACCTGCACTCCTTTCTTAATCCCAATTGCAGCACAGGTAATACAATCGTATCCTGCGTGGGCGTACCAAGTGTACAACCTGGGCGGTGCCACAAGCGCTGTCTCTGCCATACCGGGGGATGAATTATTCACCGTTCCTAAGAAGTTTGAGCTCGACCGTTGTGCCTTCAAACAACCTAGCATTAATGCATGGTTGCAACGAGGCATTGGTTTAACAATCCGCAAACGGTTAGAGAGAACTGGTCTCAAGCTTACTTTTCAGCAAGCAATCAACCGCGAGATGGCTAGGATTGGATCTGCTACGGGCGTTTACGCCACGATCGATCTGTCTGAAGCTAGTGATTCAATCGTTCGCGCGGTGCTGAGAAGCGTGCTCAATCCAGGCTGGTATGCTTGGCTGCAAACTACCGCCGCCAAGTGTTTCAGACTTCCAAGAGCATACTGCGAAGACAATCAACTACCCAACCGGTCTTACCCATACGAAATGATGTCATCGATGGGATGTGGCTTTACGTTCGAGCTAGAGACGGCCTTGTTTCTGGCCATAGCCCGAGCGTGTGTCCCAGCCCAATATCGGACTAAATGCGTATTCCACGGTAACAATGTGGATTTACAGGGAGACCACAGGTTGGTGGGGGTTCACTACCCCCATGTTGGTGTGTATGGCGATGATATCATCGTGCCCTCTGCACATGCTGAGAAGGTCGTGGCCGCGTTAGAATTATTCGGCCTCAGGATCAACAAGGCGAAGTCTTTCATTGGAAGAGCACCGGGTTTCCGCGAATCTTGCGGAGGTGATTTCTTTCACGGTATGCCATGCCGACCAAAGTACCTAGAAACAAGGCTCGACAATGGATCCTCCATCATCGCCACGGCGAACCGCGTGCTGGAGATGTCGCATGAACTTGGTGAAGCTCGTTTTGGTGATCATCGCTTCGGCGATCGCTCTCTTAAACGACTACATCGAGCTCTCATAAGACATCTTCCACAACGCGTATTACCCGTTCTCCTAACACCCCCCGGTACAACTGGGGGGCTTTGGGCTCACGGTGTGGGAAGAGGACCAACGTTGACAGGCAGTCCGGTTCGTTACCGGACATTTGTTCCCAATCGGTCGGAAATCGACCTGAAGGACAGTGTTTTCCTCTGCGACGTCGAGAGGCGTCCTGGGGAGACATACACGGGATTCGGAAATATCCGAACTGTGTGCTTGCCAGCTAATGGGTACAACCTACTCGCCGCTAGACTCTCCAACAATCGTGGTGATCCCATGATGTTGCAAAGGGAAAAGTGGGACGTTAGAGTAGGCTTAGGCGATAAAAGTGTCTTACGGAACGACGGTATCCGGTTGATCCCGGGATATGCCGTCACCGTTGAGCACTTACGGTGGGATGGTTGGCGCATAGATAGCTAACCCTCTTTCATGCAATAGG